CTTGAAAATACGTACCGCCGCTTCGTACACCTCACGGGGGTCAGCGACTATTACGTCGGGGTTGACTCGGTGCCGCCGTTCAGCCTCCCAGTCGATGCTTCCAACTCCTCTGTTCACTAACGTCTGGAGCTCAAAAAGGTCAGTGAGGTCGACGTATAGGGCGTTCTGCAAAGCCTTCATTGGTGTCGATGCCTGCTTGAGATTTTGCATAACTGCGTCCAAGTCTCCGATCCAAAGCCAGCTTGATGTCGCCACTTGCATAGCTATAGGAAGTTTGATTGAGGCCACATATAACAACGCCGTGGCGACGAATGCTTCTGTTACTCCCGATACTCTACGCAGCTTACTCAATAATACGCTCATTATGTAAACACGGTTCACATCAGCCTTAAACGCGTCCCACACCTCCTCTGGTCTTATGTGTGTGTGATGTTCACCTGTTACCTTGGCCCTGTCAAACTCCCCCACTTTCGGTGGGAGGGTCGTTACACGCGGGTACACTCCTGCGAACGTCGGCTTCAATATAAGCGCTGGTGTGTTGCATCCATCCACATCAGAGAAGTCGTAATTGTCTACCATCGAGTACATTACCGATAACCGTTGTTTTACCAGAGGTGGCAGTTGGGTTACAGGATACTCGACGTCTAGATACAATGCATTAATACCACCGTTCGAAACCATAGTCACAGGTACTGAATACTTTGCTACTCGAAAATGCCCCACCCCCGTTATTTCATCCTTTTGATCTGAGACATGGATAAGGACGTGTGTCGCCTTGTCTCGCGCACAGCTAATGATCGTGGTGGTGCTGAAGCGTACCCACACTGGCACACAGGTCCGTGATAGTGGGACAACACGGATAGGCGCTCTTCTGCCTTTAAGTGCCGCCTTACGCTGCGTGAACTCAGCTTCAGGCAATGCCGGGTTAGAGCAGTGTAATGTCACAATACCGGCGGGTTGTGACATAATTGCCTGGTCTATCCAGGTGCGGGGTCTGCGACCGCAGCTAGGACAGGTATCACCTCTGGTGCGGGAGGGATCAGCCCACCCTGAACAGCGTTGACAAATTGAAAATCCTGGTCAGCCCTCGCGATATAACCCCGCAACAACTGCACACCGGCTGGTACATCGATCTTTACGTTAGTCACCCCTAGAGCGTTAGCATAACCATGAAACTCACAAATTTCTGATGAGTTCGTCCGGTCGCCATCAGTCACCAGGTGATGCATCGGCGTGAATGAGAACTTAAGCTTGCCGGTAAAGAACTTGCTGTGAACCAGAGGTAGCTCAATGAAGTGGTTCGGTCTCTCTCTTAACTTGCTAATGGTTAACTTCTCTCCCTGCGAAGCTTGCGTCACCATCAGTGGCCATGTCCAAGAACTTTCATTCGGCGCATAAGGTCGTTTCGCCCCCTCGAGCATATGCGTTGACGATATTTCAACATCGTAACCACAAAGACGTGCGGCCCATGCCCAGTGCCAGGCCTGATACGGTGTTGCATGCCAGCCGAACTTGTTTCTATGCATAGAATCACCGTCCAGTTCACCTTTAAGAGCGAAGGGCGTTAAACCAGGGAAGCTATCTAGTGGTAGTAACAAGGTCGGGACCCCGGCCATCGGTAATGTCCACACTCGCAGGCAGTGACAGTTTCTCCGTTCTACAGACTCGTACCCTGGGGCAGGCGTTTGAAATGGGGTTACCGTCTGTACCCACGAATCGGCTAGCCTGCCATCGAACTCGTCACTATAGTATATGTATGCCTCGCTCATTCCTGATAACGGTACGGGTATGCGCAGAGCTTCAGCCATTGCTGCCGAGTAATGGTTCTCCATTTTCTGGAATGCTAGCTTGGAAGTGTAAATATCACGTGGCTCTTCCTCTATGTTCAGCCTTATGTTTCGGATGGCGAGCCCAGTTTGGTAAGCTTGGGCCATGATCGAACCCATTAGTGCAATACGCTCAAGGGTGTTGTTGATATAACTCCACTCCTGTAAGGCCCTGTGGTTAAGTAGTGCGGCCTCCCCTTCATTAAAGAAAGGAAACCGACCCCGCACCGACTTGAATTGCGGTATTTTGAGCTGGACTTCACGTGTTAACCACAGCTGACCCTCAGCCGTAGCTGGTAACATCTGGCACATTGCGCCACATACGAGATACAGAGCGGTTGAGAACTGGTTGAAGAGCCTATTCTGACCGACGTAAGCCGAGAGCGCTCCCCAAGCGTCTGCACTGGACAAGGGGGCGGGCATGTCGAGCTGCTGTTGACCAGCATCTGCCTGCAGCCAACCGATCATGTCGATGACGTGATCACTCCTATACACAATACCTGCTGATAGCCGTGGTGTGTCAAAGTCAAGCATATACTTGCTCCTGCGCTTCCAGGCACCTGTCATCATTAGAACGAATAGCGTTTGTCGCTGCGTAAGGCTACGGCAATCGATCATCTCTGTGATAACTGCAGGCGCGTACTCGGTTGTCCGCTCAAAC